ATAAATGGTTCCAGAATTCTGGACCAGATTGGACTGTATCCCGGCTCAAAGAAATATATACCGATTTCATTCGGTATAGAGCTGGGTTACCACCCGTTGGAAGGTGGTACCGTAAAACACATTCGGGGAAACCCTTATGTGTCTCTGGACTATTTTCCTATTCTCTAAAGGGAAAGAAACAGCGTTTTGCTGTCTCTCAGCTTCTGAGAATATACACTACCTATGTTGCTCCTTCACCAACCGAAAGGCAAATGAAGAAGTTCTTAGATGGTGTTAACGCGGACACGATACCTATTCCAATAGATATCGTGGAAGGTGTTCAGATGGCTGCGAAGAGGGTGTGTGATCGTGTCTTACTTGGTTTACCAAGGGATTATATCATGTACTCTCCATCACCATCCAAACGTGTTCCCCATTTCGATGGAAGAACATATCCTGAAGGTACTCATTGGCAACACCAATGGGTGACGATAGACATGACCTATACAGGTCAAATATGTCGGCACCGCTATCGTAGTATTTTCGATAGTGTACTTGGGTTCCAACAAGGTATCAAAAACTTTATGGGCTCACGCCCTCAAGTTCCAGATCATGTTGGTAAGATAGGCCTTATTCAGGAGCCTGGCGCAAAGCTTCGCGCTGTGGCTAACCCGAATCGAGTCTATCAGATGGCTTTAGAACCACTCTTTGACTGCTTAAATGACCAGAACAAGAAATTGTCTTGGGATTGTACGCATGACCAGAGTAAAGCTATCCCCTTTATTCAGGAGCACCTTCAAAGTAACTTGACTGTCCATTGTGTTGATCTTACGGGTGCAACGGATTATTTTCCGCTAGACCTTCAGATCATTGCAATGAAGTCTTTTGTTCATGATGATCACAAAATGATCGATCTCTTTCGAGATTTGTCACGTAGTGATTGGATTATGGGTGATTCTGTAATCCGTTGGAAGAAAGGTCAACCTCTTGGTTTACTTCCCTCTTTCGCATCATTTGCATTGACTCACGGATTGCTTTTATATTACCTTAATGGTTTCACGCATAACAACGCGTTCTTCATTTTAGGTGATGATGTAG